AGAAGAACCAGTAAAAACAACAAAAGGTAAAAAAGCAAAAACAATGGAAGATGAGGCAGATGATTTGCTATTTTAATGTTTTATTGTATAGTATTATGTTACACACAGACAAAGACGAAAAGAAATTATTGTATATAATAATTGCCATAGGGGCAATGTCGGTTGCTTTGACAATTGGAGCAATATATACAATTATACACTTCTTAATAAAGCGACGATAATATCTAGCCGACTGGCTAAGGCAACATAACAAACCAGTAACTACTGTGACAAGAGGAAACAACATTGTCAAACCGCAAAATCAACTAGCCGTTTTATTTTTGTTATATACAGACATGGATGAAACCGCACAAATTGAGAGATTGAATAGTAAAATTGGGAAAAAGAAGTTTAATATCCCAGTATTGATTGGGGGGATAGTGTTTGCAGTGTTGATTATTTACTTATTGATAGGAAGCGGAGAGAAAGCACCCGACCCTATCGAAGCAAAAGTTGCAGAACTCGAAGCAAAGTACAACAACGCATTGCAAGTGATAGAATCACAACAAATGGCATTGCAAAGCGGAGCAGTAGAAGAAAAGCCTATCACGGACGAAGTCGAACTCTATCGTTTGCAAATGGAATTATCCGCAAGAAAAGAACAACTTGTAAAAGAGTTGAATCTTTCGGACAGTGTCGCCTTCTATTATGGGAAGTATGAAGAAGTCGTAAACACTGGTGTAATGAGTGAAATAAAAGCTATTGACGAGAAAATCGGGCAATATAGAACAATGAGGGAAACTGTAGAGAAATCAAAGTACAGCTACAAATATGCAAGTGAAAGCTTGGGTTTATAGCTGGAGCAAAAGAGGAGCAACCGAAGACAAAACCGCAACCACAAAAGAAAAAGGTTGCTCCTCTCGCACCTCTTAAAACTGCAGTAAATCCAGATAGAGTACAACATCTTATTGACGCAGGGGTACACCCAGAAATGGCGACAGCCCTTGTGCAAGTGTCAGATGAGTATTGACTATCGGAATACTACGGAGCGACAGTAGGACTAGCGGAGAATATAAGGAATCCACGAGCAATCGGCGACGCTTGATGTTCGTTTGGGGCATATCAATTCAATCAATGTGTCTGAACTAGAAAGGATACGGAAGAGTTCGGAATGTCGTATGTTGATTGTGCAAAAGATTATCTTTGTAGTACAAGAATGTTGTATATAAGAATCGAAGAAGCGTACGATTGTAGTATTGGGGAAGATTGATATATTTCCAATTGGCAACAATGTTTGTCAAATCACAACGGATTTGCGTATCCAGATTGGTATGCAAAAAAGATTGCAAAAAATGGTTTTAGTCTTTGACTTCACTAGGGTATGGCACAACTTACAAAGTTTGAGATAGATATAGAAAAAGACGTAATGCATATATTTAATGAATATGCAGAAAAAATAGTCAATGATAAGATAGAAGAGATGGTAGCAGATATAAGGAACAAAAAAGACATACTTATGGGGAAGTTGATAAATAATGTTGCAAAAGAAGTTTCGGTAGAGACAGGAAGAGTTACGTTTCATTTTTTAACAAAAGACACATAATGAACGAAAAAATACAAGAGTTAGTAGAGGCATATGTTGAGTTGGAAACAGCAAAAGCAACATACGAAGCAATGAAAGCGGAAATACTGGCAGATGAAAACTTCGTCAATATAGATATGGGAGGAATCACAGTAAAAAGGAAAAACTGCAAGACATACAAATACATTGGAGCAATTGCCGACCTAGAAAAGAAGCACCCCGATTTTGTAGAGAAAAAGGCAAAAAATCTTGCGGTACTTCGAGAGGTCGACAAAGAGAATATAAAAAGAAGTATCACGGAGACAGTTGAAATTAAAGGAATAAAAGCAACAAAAGTTTAATTTTATTTTGATAAAACCAACCGCAAAATGGCAAAATATAAAATTTGAGACAAGGTAAGAATAAGAAAATGGGAAGATATGGAAAAAAAGTTTTGACTTAATGAAGATTGAGACATACAAATATATCTTAATGATAATAAGGAACAAGAAAAAGAATGTTTCATAAAAGAACTTGATACACAAAACAAAGACGAAAGCAAACTTGCAGAGAAATTAGAATATGAGAATGCCGTATTAAAAGACATTTTGCAAAAGACTTAGTTTTAATTCATCACATCATATTACACATGAAAAACAGTGTTATTGTGGTATTGGGAATTGTTTGTTGTTTGTTACTCCTAAAAGTAACAGCATTCCCGACAGTGGAGACACTGGAAACAATCAAATTTATTGAAGACACAGGAAGAGTAGAACTTTTGGAAAGTAACCTATCAATGTGCGAGGAAGACTTGAAAGAAAACACACAGGAAAGTATCGTGACTACTGGGACAGTAGAGAGCGGAGCAGTGGAAACAGTGGAATTTGATGTACGACCTATCTTCAAAGACAAAAGAAACGATTTTTCAAAGGGAAGAGGTGGACAGTCACTACGTGACGCAAACAGTATTTGGATAAATACAAACGGCGGGTTTACAACTGGATATATTGAGTTTTCAGTAACGACGTCAGAGAAAGACAAGAAACGAAGTAGGAAACGGTCTAGTTTCTATCTTGCAATGCAGAACGAGCAAGGGGAATACATAGGCGGACATCTTGCGGACTTTGTAATAACAGAAAAAGACTACGAAAAAGTATTTACAGTACAAAACCTTGATTCTGTACGTACATATATGTATATGTGAGATATGAAAGCAAAAAGAAACAATTCAGAAACGACGGACTTTTTGGGCTTTATCAATAGAAGCAAAAGCGTAAAAGTGATTGCATTTTACAATGCGACAGAATACGCAAGTATACAATCTTTATCGTTATTTGTAAAATAATGACAGAAGAATTATTAGAAGAGTATTTGTCGGACTATAGACATTACGTACTTGTAAATGAGTTAGAGAAAGCAAGTTTCATATACAAAGTATTACTTATGTTTGTACGTGAAGAAAAGTTAAAAGCACTAGTGTAATTTTATCCTTATTTGTAAAATAATGACAAAAGCAAAAAAAGAGAAAGCAGAAAAAAAAGTAGAAAAAGTATCACTATCGCAATACTTGCAAAGTACATTGGATAATGTAACAAATACATACAGAAACATTACCGATATGGTACAAATACTCGATAATAGTAGAGTAGATAAATACAGTGGAATGTATAGAAATGCAATAGAAGCATTGACAAAGGTTGAGGATTTGTTTATTAGAGTACAGCGAATAAAACAAATCCACGAGACAGAACAATAGCAACCAGTTCCAACAGAGGAACTACGTGACCTAAAAGACACAAAATAATATTTTATCCTTTATACATATATACACATGTCAGAACTTACACCTTGAATTATTGCTCGAAGAAAAAGAGCAGAGAACAAAAGAACTGTAGAATCTACAGCTTTCACGAAAGCACCTAGAGCAATTAAACTTTGCAGTTGGGAAGAAGTAGAACAAGCAATGATTTACAAAGCAAGAAACGGAATTGTTGTAGAATCAGACCCGAACGACCAAAAACAAGAAGGGTTTTTTGTTCCTTACACAGCGAAAAAGTATTTTGGAACTGTAGTACAAATTGGACTAGAAACAGTTGCACAAGACCCAACACCAGACGGAAGACTTGACGAAATGGGAATGGGATTGTTTAATTTGGCAAAAAACTATGGAGGATTGACAATGGTACCACGAATCTTTGCAGACGAAGTTATTGAATAAAAGCGGGGGGCTAATCGCCCCCATTTTACTTTGGATATATGACCCATGGTGTATCAAATAATATGAAGAATGCAGGAATACGAAGCACAAAATCTACCCGCAGACAAAAAATATAAAGGAGTGGAATACAAGAAAGACGATAGACGTATTATATGGGATTGTGACTATTGGTACGTAATGAAAGCAAAACCAAAGCACGATTTCACAACATCGCACAACATAATATGGCTAAAACGTAAAAGTAGAGAACTTACAGAGGCGGAAAAATCCGAACTAGTGGATATTGCAAACCTCTACACGGCAAAATGATACTTATTTTGGGAAAACGTAGAGAATAAGAAAAGCATGCCAGACATCGCACATTACCACGTCGCAAAGTTTAGAAATGTTGATATAAAGGTACAAAATTTTAATGAAATAAAGAAAAGATAATGGATACTAAAGATTGCACCGTGTTACTTGTGATTTTGGGAATTATTCTTTTATTTGTTGTACTTATTATCAATGACACGAAAGAAACCAACGCCAAAAAAACTCACACCTAAGACAGAGTTAATGAAAATGACTAAAGAAAATATGTACAAAGATATGCGAAACCACGTACACAGATTGCAAGGTAGAATATCTTTGCTAAAAAGAAACGAAGAAAAACTAAAAGAATCACGAAAAAAAGAAGAAGAAAGAATGCAAATAGAAGACCAAAACCTAAGGAAAAGATTTGCAATCGTTAAAAGTGATTTTGCAAATGAAACTTTGAGACTACATAGACAAATAGGGGAATTAAATCGAACATTAAAAGACTTAAAAGAATTACAGGTTAATTTGTCAAAGAAGCTATCGAAGTGGAAATTAAAATCACAATGATTGCTAATACTGTTAGTATTATCTCTCCTAGGTCGAATCTCATTATTATTTGTTACAATGTAAAAAAAAGGTAGGCGAAAGCCTACTTTTTTAGTAAAGGGTGCATTCTGTGATTGTATCAACAAGCGTCTCGTGTTTCGTTAATTGTTTGTAACAACTCACGCAAAGATTTTACTTGTGTATCCGTCAATCCGAGATTGTCGAGAATATCGTATAAATTGCTATTCAAACACAAAGAAGAAATCACAAGCATATCCATTTTGTCTTTTGGCATTGTACTATTGTTTATATGGCTAAAATCGAAGTTTTTTCATGGGCAAGATTTGGAAACCCCGTCAACTTCGTTGTGTCAAATTACTTTCGTAATTTTATACTTTTTTTTGAGTTCTTCAATAAGTGCATACAAACTTGTGTATTGTTCTGGACTAGGTACTTCTTTGTCAAAATTTCCAACAAGACAAATACCAATACTCCTTGCATTCATGGTCTTCCCATTGCCGACCAAAGTACCCGCATGGAATCATATATCGCCGTCAGCTCTCGTGTGTGCAATAGTTCCGTCGCCTCATATTACATAATGATATGCAATATGATAGCCCAAAGAATTTACAGTGGGGTGTAACCTTGCTTTGTGCGAGTTACTAAAAGAACTAAGACTTTTTTGTAGTGTTTGGTCTCTCGGGGTTACCGAGTGATGTACCACTATCGTGTCAATTATCCTCATTTTGGCGGTTATTGATAAAAAGGTCATACATTCGCATTGCTACAGTTTTGCAGTAATCAATAAATTTTCCGAAAGAAGGAAAATCATTAGGTCCCTTCTGTGTTCGTTCTGGCGAAGCCATTATTTACGAAGTTTAGTAAATTCGTAGAATCATACGGCAGTACCTCAAAGAATGATTCATGCAACGATTGATTGCATTACATTAAGCCCTAAAGCTCGCCCATAATTCACTAGTAAAGAGGAAAGAATCCCGACAATAACTGCAAATACAGGTATAAACTTTTTGCCATTGTCTCCAATTACAGACTTCAATACTTGAATCAATATAGAAATAATTGCAGAAGCAAAAGGGGCAATAATAAGTAGTTCTTTCATATCTTCCATAGCATTAAGAAATAGGATAAAAGATACTGGAGTATACCGATATAAAGTTTTTTTGCAAGTAAAAAAAACCATGTATTGACGTACATGGTAGGGCATTCTTTGTGTATATGCAAGAAGACTATAAAGGGAGTTCCACTACATAATGGAGGACCCCGCTTTCGCAGGGAACGCCACTTCTCATGGAGGACCCCGCTTTCGCAGGGAACGCCACTCTCCATGGAACACCCCATATAGTCCCCTTACGAGAACTATATGGAAAACAAATGACACATTTTCTATATAACGATTTTTTTTCAAAAATCAAGTCTATCTATCAGCATATATAAAACGTAGTTTTTTACTGTTTCCTTGAAAGAAAGAAGGCATTATCGCAACCTTTTCAGACATAGGACCAAAGTATCTTTCGCCGTCTTTTGTGTATGTAACAGCAAAGCGGAAATACTGTGCGTAACTTCCAGAGTTCCTACAACCTCTTGCACCATGATGGTACCGAGTAAGTGGATCTCCTTTGTTTATGTTTTTCATTCGGCTTTCTCGTGACAAAGTGTCTCCGATATGTATTCTTAAATTAGCGTCTCCAGTAATCGCCCATTCTGTGTCTCTCAAAATATGTGGAGTACCACTGTATTTTGTAGCGTTTGGTCGTTTGCTTCCGTCTTGATGTGTTGGGTGTACTCGACGATTGTATCTCATTCCTTCTCTTTTACCTCATGGAGCTCATTGTCGTATCATCTTTCTCTTCCTAGAATATTTGAAAAGCCGTATTTCAAGGTTGAGTAATTTTACAGCAGGCGAAACATCGTCTGTAGTATAAAGGTATAAGTGGTCTGGGTTTCGTGAGTATTCTCCGTTGTCGTCTTGGTGGATATATACTTTAGGGGTAGGTAATGCTACGCCTCCAATACTTCCACTAGCACCAATCATTGCGAGATATTCAGTAAACAATCTCCATTCTCCGATGTACCAAATACGTACAAATCAATCTTGTTTGACAGTTATTAAATCCATTTCGTTTGCCATATCTGGCAAATCTGCAACAGTCGCAACAGGTTCGCCACTACCATATCGGTGTACTTCTCCTGTTTTAGCCATTGAGAAAATAAGAGCTTCGAGATTTTCTACGTTTCTGTGTTGAAACGTCTCTCTATTTACTTCGGTCATAGACAAAAACTTAAAAATATAAAAGACTACGCATTATATGCAGTAGTAAAAGTTGCGATTTTAGCGTCGATTTTTGTTGTATCAGCCATTGGATTCACTGCCAAAGTATCTGTTTTCTCCTTCTCTAATTTAGCAATTTTCTTTACAAGATATTCTCTGTGCGTTTCTTTTGCTTTCGCTTCTTTAGCGTTCGCTTTCTCTCCCTTGACTAGAGCAGTAACGACGTTCCCTGTTAGTGTAAAGTCGTATCAATTCTCGAGTTGTTCGTACTGTTCGTCTGTCACTTCAACATCAATCACAGATTGTGCATTTCAAGGTTTCCCAGAATGTACAGCCCCCATATACTCAACTCTAGCGTGTTTTTCGTCCCCTTCTGGGTAGATTGCAAATTTTACTTGCATAGGTGTAAAATGAAAAGATAAAATTAGTCTATCGTGATTCCTTTATATACTAGTCAGGTCAACTGTCCGTTTAGCTCTCAAAGGGTTTTTTCTGCGTCACGGAATGTAAGCACAACCATATATGTATGGAGATATAGGATTGCGTGCATCATTTCCTTTATTGACGAGAAAGAATTTCAAGTGATAATATCCTCTATTTCTTTTACAATGGAATCCGCATGGATAGAGTGCCACTCGTTGAATTTCTCAATTACAACGTCGGGGATTCATTGTAGTTTTCGTTCTCTGTTGTATCAATTTATGATGTCGTCAATCGCTTTTATATTCTTGTCTAGCATTGTTTCGGGTTTCAAGTCAAGAATAGCGTTTGCCATAACACTACGTCGGATAGAGAATTTTATTTGTAACATATCCCTAAAAATCCTAGTTCTTCCCTGTGACGGTCTGCCATGAAAAGACAAAGAAATATAGGGTATGTGGTGTTTTTCGTATCTGTAAATCTCCGAAAAGAATTTATGATATTTTATTTCCACCACATACCTACCTGTCCTCTTTTGTAAATACTCAAATATAGATTCCACCATACGAAACAATGCTTCCCACATAATACTCTATGCCGTTAAGAGTTGAAGTTGTGTTATTTCTTCGCTTGTTGCAGTTCATATAGCAACTTTGTACTTTAGGTCTGCGATTGTTTGTAAAACAATTTCTTCTGGTGTTAATTCGACAAGAGTTTCTAAAACTTCTTGTTCTAATCTTTCGTTGTCTTTTATTGTTATTTGTAACATAGTATACTACATAAAAAATAAAATTAAGATACTGTAATAAGTCAAGAAGGACCACCAGTTCAAATAGGAGCGTGTAAAAGCCTTGGTAAGAAAAGGGCAGTTGTGAGGGTTTTTAATGTAATATTGATTGAAGAAGTAATATCTATAACAACCCTATCTCCTTCCTGTGTGGTTACAGGAGCAAAAGACGTATCCATAGCAACAGTCGCCATAGCTTGATACGAACCTGTTGTTGTAGGGATAGCAGAGTTAGAAAGAATAGGAACACTCACTAGATTGGTAAAGGTTCAATCAGTATGTAAAAGTCTATACAAAAATGTAAGACTATACGTACACATGAATTGTGCAATGGTACCATTTCTTCGTCACAAAATATTAAAGAATGCTTGTACTCTTGATATAGATTTTCAAGCAGATATTTGTTCTAAATGTGCATGTCTTACAGTGGAAGAGGCAACTCAAAGAATATTAGTAGATTCTCATAAACTTTCATAACTCATAATTACATTATTCGCAGAGAAAGTTGGAACTTGAACAGGTACTGTAGAATTTATGAAAAATTGTCAAAGTTGTAAATAAGCATTTATCGGAGTTCCTGCAACAGATTCTGTTATATACCAGTTAGCAGGAGTTAAATTTGTTCCAGAAGGAATTTGTGTATTAGGAAATTGTGCTCAACTAGAGTTATATGAACCATAGTATGGAATTTTCCCATTTGTTGTATAACGGTTAGGAAACTGTGTAAGACAGTAGGAACTATTTGAGTTTGAAATCGTTCCGACAGTTCCATTTAATGATATTCTCTCGTTCAAATTTTCTAAAGCCATTTGTATGGGTATTAAAAGTTAAAAGACTTCGTATGTAGTACCAATATAGATAAACCTTCTTTCTGTGTCTGAAATATCAATATATCCTCCGTCTGGGTTTTCTTCTAAAGTCTGTCCTGCGGTAGGTACGATATTTACTTTATACACATGTTCGCCAGTTCTTTTTTTGACAGATATTGTTGTGTTAGCGGAACCAAAAGGCAAATACACTGTGCAATCAGATGTCATTGTTAAGAACACAATACAGTCTCATGGATTCGCATATATCACTGGTGTGTTTATAGTAACCGATTGCCCGTTGATTTCAAGGTAATTGTTGTTTGAATCAGCACCACGGACACCAACCAATGCAGTTGTACCGTCAGCAACTCATACTTTCACAACATTTGTTCAAGCAGTGTTTGAGATACCACCACCATTTGCAAGGAAATAATCGTCGCCGTCGACAAGTCCAGTAAATCATTCTACCCTAGGACCTTGCAATGCAACAACTTCTTCGCCAACTGCATAATCTCTACTAGCAAATCCAATGAATCCTAGTTTATTTATATTAGAAGCGTCACATCTATATACTTTGTTTACATCTTCCGCAAGTGCCAATACTCCCATTCTTACTGGGTCAAGGAAAGCCAAAGTTTCGCCAGCAACTCCTTTCATATCGAAATATGTAATTTCATTGACAAGTAGATTTTCGACAGTTATTGTCTCAAATACTGTTGTCTCAATGTATTCTTTCAAAGTTGTTTGAGCCCTTACCCCTGCAATAGCAGTTGTACCGTCGGCAGTTCCAACTTGGAATACATTTGTTCAAGGAGTGTTTGCAATACCTCCACCATTTGCCAAAAAGTAATCGTCTAAATCCACTAGTCCAGTGAATCCGTCCACTCTTGGTCCCTGTAATACTGTCATCTGGTCGCCAGTATTGTATGCAGTATAAGCAAATCCGATAAATCCGATTTGTAGAGGGTCCGAAGCGTCACAATTATATATTTTTGTCACATCTTCCCCGAGTGACAAAACTCCCATTCTCACTGGAGAACGGTTAGGAATTGCCTCGCCTGCGATACCTGTTGCGGTAAACATAAATTCGTCCAAATATGCAATACCATTAGGAGAACCCGCAACAACCGCAAGGCGTTGTCAATTCGTTCCTTTAGCCATAGCAACAATCTGTGTGCCATTGTGTACTGCAATTTCTCCTAAATTTAGCATTGGCATTTCGATTGGATACTCTGTGTCAGCAATTTTTTTGTATAGCTTTAGGTTTTTGATATAGATAGAGACAAAATTGGCAGGGATTGTTTCAACTGGTGTTGCAACATTATTGTTGAACCGTGATTGCCTCAAAATTTTTTCTTTTGCCATACGTATAAATAGTGAAATAAAATAGCGGTGGTTGGTTTGTTGTTACATAATAACAACGTGTCCGTCTATAGCCATAAGTGATTCGATTGTTACATCTCCGTTGTCAGCAACAGAAATTCCAACCTCAACACTTGTATTTGGTGTTCCGTCTTCGTAAACCATAACAATACGTCCTTTTGTTGCACCTTTCCCATGTGTACCTGCAGTAACAGTCAAAGAAGTCATTGCAGTAAAGTCTTGGCTATATGGAGCAACAGCGGTTGCCACTTCACTAGTCAAGGCGAAATTAGCAAGTCCACTTGGTGTGACCGCTCTTTCTGTATCTGTTCTTGCTTCTGTTTCAGCCAAAGTTGCAAGTTCTACAGTACCATGTACAGTAGTTGTTGCGTGTCCTAAATTTGTTTGCAAGATAGCTCGGTTTGCTCCAACAACAGCTTGTGTTCCAGCTGGAGAGGCGTCAACTTTACAAAGTAGCATATCTCCTACTTCTACGTCGATTCCAGACGCTCCACCAATTTTTCCAGCAACAGAAACGATATAAACGTCTCCATTGTCAGCGGCAGGATAGTTTGGATTTGTAGAACAATCAATGTCCGAAACAAATCTCAATACATCAGCAGTCGTGATAGCATTATTTACAAATTGGGAAATCATTTGTTCAGATACCAATTTTGTTGCAGAAGGTGTTGCACCTCCAAGAGTGTTGTCAGAATTGTTGTAAGCAGTAGAAGCAAGGTCAGCAGTCTCGATGTTTGAGATACTATTTCCTGTTCCGTTTGCGTCAAACGTTTTGTTTGTAAATGTGTTTGAAGAAGAAGCAGTCACGTAGTCAGTTCCTACGATAGCATTTGCAACAACTCCAGACGTAATTTTCAAAAGACCGTTAGTAACGAAAGTTGCAACAGTTCTGTTTGCACCTGCGGAAACAATCATCTCTCCAGCAATAGTTGCTGGTGTTGTCATTGTCACTGCGTTTGGTGTTCCTTCCACTGGAGTTTCTACTCCTGCAGAATCTTTTTTGTATAAAAACCCGTCAGCTTTTGCATAAAAGTAGATAGTACCTGCAATAGGATTCGCAACGGGCGTTGGAATAAGAGGTCGTTGTGACACTCTTAGAATTTTTTCTACACTTGCCATACGTAATAAAAGAAGAAGATAAAAAAACTATAATTGCACTACGACAGTACCACTTGTCAAAACAGTAAATGTCACGGTTGTTTGGTTTCTACTGTTGTGTAAAACGCTACATTCTACCTCTGTATTTGTGTCGTCCATAACAGTCACGGAAGGATATTTTGCGAAGTTGTGATTCACTAGTACAGACATTGTGTTTACAAAAGGTTGTTCGAGGTATTCCGTAGGCAAACTTGCCCCACGTATTACGATTGTTCCAGTTGTAGGAACCGAAAACGAAACAACCAAATCGTTTTTTGTTGGATTTTGATATACTTCGCATTCTACCTCGTCGTTCAAATCATCTAGTACAGTGACAACTGGATAGAATCCTCGGTTGTGTGCTATATTTACAACAGTTTGATTTGTATATGGGATTTCCGCATAATACGTGACAGGTGTTGGACCTCCCACAGTATCAATTATCGCTTGTCTCAAATTGATTGCTTCGGAATACGTTTGTCCCGCTCTGTTAATATGCACTAGTCCGTCGGGGTCAATCGTCAAAGGCATTGCAGTAATCTTTTTATCAGCCATAAGTAAGAAAACAAAATATAAAACTAGGGAGCCTCTTGTAACAATACATATCCGCTACCTTCCAATAATTCTACTTTATCTTGCACAGTTGATTCAAGCAAAAGTTCGTACCACGTTTCTGTTGGTGGCGTTGGACCTGTAGTAACTGCACCTGCATATCGTATTGCGGTCATTATCTACATACAACAAATAAAAGGTCAGCAGGATTCCCGCTTGCATAAAAGATGTTCATTGCAAGTATATCGGACAAATCAAACGTAATTGTGTTTCATGGTCTCAACCAAATAAATTGGTCGGGAGCAGACATAGAGTGTTCAGCTAAATATATGTAATTCGTGTTCTCCTCATCAGCTTTGAAAGTAATCTGTCTATTGTATCAAGCACCAAAAGACTTTGCCACTGTGTTCGCAGGGTTAAAGTCTGGGTCTGTTATATCACGGATTCAAGGGAAAATATCATCTATTTTCACTTGTCCCCCTGTCATTATGATTCTTCTAAACATCTTTTTGCTTTGAAGCATATAAAGCCCTTCTTTCTTCGTCTAGGACTTTGAAAGAATTAAGGTATCAATCAACAACAACTTGTTGTTTCTTTACAATGATTTTCAACTGTTCGTTTTCTTTTTCAGCGTCCTTGATTCCAGAAAGCTCTTTGTACATATCGCTTTTTTCTAAAGCAACAATACGCCCATTTTCATAGACAACATTGTCGTCCCTTGAAAATTCGTTTGATTCCATAATCTGGTCGTAAACAAATCAAGGTGTTGGCAATGGCATAGCAGACTTCGCAACTATGGCGTTTTGGTTAATGTAGTATATCATCTACGCATTGGTTACAACAGTAAAAGACAATGCAAGAACACAAGGTTTTGTGTCATCTTTTTTTACAACTTTCAAATTTACATTGTGTTTTCCTTCCATATATTCAACATCAAAGAAGAATGTTTGTACATTGAGTGTGTGTGTAATAGAAATCCCTTGCACCCTCACAACTGCGTCGATGTTTCCAATGAAGGAATCAATGTTTGTAAATGTTCCAGTAACAGTTGACGTATATTTCTTTGCAATATATTCTTTTGCCTTGTATTCGTATTTTGCGTTTACGTTTCTGATAGACGCAGACAAACTTTCGATGTCTTTGTTTACCTTGATTTTATCTTCGGCAACAGCTTGTGGCAACACCGCAAGACTAGCCAAGACAGTTTTTACATCGGCAAGTTTTTGTTCATATTCCGCAAGTTTATCTCTTGTTGTAGTCGCAAGACTAGCCAAAGCACTTACAATGTCACGGTGTGACTTATTGTGGTCTTCGGTTACATCTTCAATCGCAGGCACTGGAATTTCAGAAATTTGTTTTATAGTTTCTTCCATGTTAAAGGCTTTTTATTATATAAAAAGAATACATCAATGAGGAAATCCAAAAAAATCCACGATTCTACTACGTAGGAATCTGGGTCTTTTTTCCAATTATTTATTTGTGACTTTCGCATATACTTTTGCTTTTATAGTTAAAGTATCACGTGGGTTGAGTTTTATCGGGCGGACCTCTTCACGTAGTACCTTTCAAGCAGTAGTCTTTCGCACAAAACTAGCATATTCTTCTGGGTGTTCTGTACTAGCGGTGTGCGTGTATTCAAAATCTCACTCGTTTCCTTGTACCTCTACTTCGTTTGCTCCGAACTGGAGTAATAATTTTTCTGGTATCATTAGCAATGTAAACAAAAAGTAAAAAAATGCAAACTATTTTTTCAAAAAGGCACTGTACATCATAATTTTTTTATCAACATATTCCAGAATATCATTCAAAGCGTCTGCGTCTGGGAAAGATACGTCGTTTACAACTCCTTCCACCTCCTCTTTGATTCATTTAAGAAGTCAAAGATAGTGTGCCACCATTTCATGGCATGTAATGTCATCTGGAGACGGCTCATGGCAATATGTGATATGTGCAACTCATTCTTTTTGCACAATCAATTCGCCGATACTATCTTGCAACCCAAAGAACGTATCGTAATCATCATTGAAAGCCTTGTGTAAACAAAAATACAACTCGCCTTTCACGTTCCGATGAAATTCTTGTGCAACTTGTGTCAACTCCACAAGTTTTTCCAGAATGTTTGTAAGAAGTTCTTTCATTTTATGAAGTAGAGATAAAATTATTTTGCAGTATAATTCGCTCTTTTTGCAGGCACGTACGTATTAGCTTGTTTTGTTTTAGGGTCGTATTTATACGTTGTTTGTTGTTGGTCCAAAGGCACATCATGCAAGATGTTATACATCTTTTCTGCGTCTCTGTCTCGTACGCCTTCGCCTCTTGCTTGTACAGCTTCTTGGATATTGTAATACAATTCCATTTGTGAGTATGGAAAACTTCCTGTAACTTTTCCATATCATAATTGCACAAGCCTTTTATTGAAGTCCTCATACGTCAAAGCGTTTCTCAAATATGGGATATTGTATAGAAAAGCACTTGCTTCGTCAATAGTATTTATTTGTCAAACGAGACGTTCCCCTCAATTATCAACAAGTCATGCCATGTAATCTCCTTTAATCATAACCATTTTTCATTCAAGATTCTTTTTAGAATAATCACTTGCTTCTTTCGCAAAGTATTGTACTGCGTTTCACACTTTGACGGATTCTGGCGTATCAACCCCAAAGAAACGCACACGTGCATGGTATCCCAACTCTTCGTCGTATCTCATTCGCTTTGGTGTCTCTCCACTTATCAAATCCATTCGGGACATGGCATTGAAACGGTCCCGTGCAGTCAATTTGAAATCCAAAGTATCGCCGTCAACAACCCTTGCAACCTTCGTATAATACATGTGTTCGCCGTCCAAATTTATGTTAGGGTTTATCAATTCACGTATAGTCCTGTTTTCAAATCAAGGAGTATGTGACCTCTTTTCCTCTTGCTTTGCAGTTCTCTCGGCTCATTGTCAAAAAAGCCAATAATAGGTTTTTCAAAGAACAGGCAAACGAGATACTGCGTAACTCTGGGAAAAATCATAAGCAACTCCTTTCTTTTGTGCGTCCTTATACGAGATATATTCATCAACTGCAGTAGTAAACGGTGTCGCAGGAACACCGAAGACAGACCACAAACCTTTTCAAACTCCTCGGATATTTTCAAGTACACTTTTATCAGACGCTTGTTTATCAGTAAATTTCTTTCATCTTTCTAAATATTTTTGTTCCATTTCTCTATATCTCATGATGTCGCCAAGAGCAGTTGATTCTTTGAAAACGTAATACGAATATTTAGAAAATCAAGTCAATTCAAGAAGATTTGACGCAAGTTGGTCCCTTACTGCTGTTTTTCTATTAAGAATCCAATCCTTTATCTCATCGACTGCCATTCACATAGCCATCATCATTGTAGCATAACGAATCACTCTCGCACCTCTCCTCACGTATTCAGAAACAGACTTATGTTCAACATCGAAAAACTCCGACCTATAAAAGTCAAATTTCTTTACTAGGAATAATTTGAAAGTATAAAACATACGCCCAGTAATAGTTTTACTGTAATTCGCAGGAATAGCACTTTTATGTATTGGTTGTACTCTCGCAATATCTGTCATAATAACATATTTTACATCATCAGTCAATTTTCATTGGGAAATATCAGATTTGAACGTTGCAATTTCAGCGTCGGTCATAGAATACTTTGTTTTCAAATCATGTTCCAAAGTACGTCATTCGATATTTTTAGAATATCGACTATCCCCTTTCTCCGCTCGTTGCTTTCGCTTGTTGTATGAGGCATTGAGATATACTTCTTTTCAAAGTCTATCAGCTACATTAAAAAAGGAAATTTTCATAACTCTATTTGTAAACCTTTCTATATATCAATGTTTATAACGATTATCAATATCTAAGACCTCAAGTCCCAAATCTTCCATTTTGATTGCCATATCAAATTTCTCACGTAACTTTTTAGGAGATATTGACTTTGCCAATCCCTCCATTGTATTCAGAAATCAATTACAATAAAAAGACGTTCAAAGGTCCTTTATATTAGATAATGCGGAAATAGGGTTAGCAAGAGAAAACGCAACAAGCAATGTTTTGTAAAATGGCATTTTCCTTTCAAACCGATTCCTAGGAGCAGGGTCAGCAAATCTTGTGACAAGGATTTCCTCTAGTTTCTTTCAAACTTGCGGAGTAATATCTCCGTTTATCACGGCTTCATCAATCCACGAAATGATATTTGCAGAACCTCCGCTTTTTATTACGTCGGTCTGTGTTATCTCGGCAACACTCTTGAAATTATGAGTTTTAGGACCGTATCAAAGCGTTTCCATAAGTTCGATAGACGAATACAAGTCGTCAAGATAAATTTGTATACTGTCGTATGGATTATGATAGAATGGGGCAAGGTCGGATTGCATTTCAGTAATTTTTCTACGTTGTGACTGCGAAAAATACGCAGACTTATTGTTTAGATGAGAAGTTGTATTTTGTTGCAAAATCTCATTTATGAAATTTGCACGTTCCAAATCAGTAAACGGCTTTCAGTTCTTTTTCTCGATGTCTCTTATCATTCCTTCAATATCCGCCAAAATATCTGGCTCCTTTTTTCTCAAAAAAGAAAGCAATCAATCCACGTCGGCAATAGCCTGTGGTATATAATTCTTTCTATATCAAAACTGCAATCCATAGTTATGTGCCATAACGTATGCGTCATCAATGATTTTCCTTTGTGGAGCAGTCAACATCTCCACTCCTTCGTTTGCATTTTGATACACCCACGTTTTGAAATTATTCTCACGTGTTTCGCCTTTTTTTCTCCATTTAGAAAACAGGATATTTTCCTTTCGATTCTGTCTTTCGATACGTTCCTTTCGTCACTCCTTCAATGTCTCGAATGGCTCTAAAGCCCTTTGTAACCTTGAAAACTTATTGACGGTTGCACGTTGCAAACGTCTACCCATTGCAGGAATAAGTTTTTTGACAGAATAATCTGTTGCCATAAGTGTTTCAGAAGAAAAAACACTTTTCCACTGGCGTTTTTTATTGTCAAGGAAAATTTTCAAACCTTGTCATTTTGTAAGTTCTTTCCTGTTTACGGCTTTGATAATATCAATAGTTCCTAAACCTTCTTTGTAACGTTTTATATCAAGACGACGTTTCATTTCTCTTTTAGAAATTTCATAGTCGTATTTCGAAATTGCTTTATCCATTTGAGATAATCACTCCGAACCATAACTAAGTGATTCTTTCTTTGACGCAATATATCTAATCAAATCTTGGTCGCTCATCTTGCCTAGTTGTTCAATCTTCGCCTTCTTGTAATTCTGTAAGTCGAACTTCTTGGCAGAAGTATCAGTTTTTTTGGCAGTATCAACAAACGATTGTAAAGTTGCGTCCAGCCCTTCCCATGTATCAGTCTTTGTAGGGAATGCAGTGTCTGGAGCGTCCTTGTATTTATACACTCTGTGTATGTCTTCTGGTTTTACTTCGATTTCACTCCAAAACGAATCTTTTTTTGTCAAAATCTTCGGAGTGTTAATATACACTTTTCAATCATCGGTCGTCCTCACTTCTCCCGATTCTCCCTTTTTTGTCACAATAAAATCTCAATCGCCAATCTTTTTTGTAAGTTTTGGCTCTAATCACTCGGCAACTTTTTGGAAATATAAGTGTCACGGATTGTTTTTGTCAAACGGCGTTGCCAAATCTTCCGTGGTGGCTATCTTCCTTTCGGGGATAGTCACAGGCTCCGCTTTTTTCTGTGGAATATCTACTTGTTTTGTAGTGTCAATGTTTTGTGTCATATCTCCCACAACTTGTTGTGGAGTATCAAAAGGTTTTATCTCGGGTTTGATTTCTGGAACAGGGGCGTTTACTTCCTGTCTCAAAATAGTATCAACTTGTTGTGTTTGTTTATTCAGAAAATCCACCTTTGGTGTTTCTGGAATTTTAGGAGTATCAACAGTTGGTGTATTCTTCCCTAATTTTCAAACAACACTTTTTACGCCTGCAGTTGCAATTTTACCAGCTGGAAGTTCAAAAATCAAATCAGTAAGAAGTAAGTCAAAATATTGACGCATATTTTCTGGCACTTCATCACGCAAATTGTTGACTAGTGGTGTGTTTTTTCAAACAAATTCAGCACCAGAAAGCATTAAATCCATAACAACCTTTGCTTGGTCTGGGAAAGTATCTTGAAATGCAGACATTGCAACATTAAATCAAGGCAACAATACTGTTTCTGCAGTATCAACCAATCATCTTGCAAGTTTTACACTTTCGCCTAAATAACTTCCCTCCTCTGGAGTTCATTGATATATATTTTTTCACGCCGAAACTGCCAACTCCGCAGAATCAACAACATTTCATGCGGTTTGTAATGCTCGTTTTGGGAGAACTCACAAATCAAGATGTAATGGTCCTGCGTCAACTTCCCAACCACCTTGCTTTCAAGGTTTAGATGAATCAAGAAAATCTATCGCCTTGTCAATCCCTAAAGATTGACGTGTTGAAACAGGCGGTACTGTCGGAGCAACTCTTGCACCAATACCAATTGGTGCAACTGGCTTTTTTGCTTCCATTTCTCTCAAATATTTTAGGGTTGCTTCAGAAGGCATTGTTTTGGGAGGAATAAAACATTATTTTCCAGTTGCAGGAGCTAGCATATTTTCAGAACGGATTTTGTCAGCCTTCTCTTTCGCTTTTTGGAACATTTCAGACATTCCACTACCAATTCATAAACCGAGAACGTCTCCCTCGTTTACAGCCTCATCGAAGTAATCGTCAGACATAATAGTCTGCATTACAGACAAAACTTGTTTTTCGTCACTAAGTTCTGGATATGTAACAAGGAAATCCGCCATTGCGTCCACTGGACTAGTTCATTGTCGGATTTCGTTTGCTTTCCCTGTAGCACTGTGTCAAGTTTTATCGTCAATATCTACTGCGTCGCCAGATAGTTCGGAAAGCATAGATTTTGTTCGTCTTGTAAATACTTTTAGGGCAACTTCTGGTTTCACTCAACTTGTTTTCAAAGCAAGCATTCATTGGTCGGGAGTTCTAAACAAGTCTGCGTCGTCTCAACTCTCAACTTTCGCCATAGATTTTGAAAGTTGTTGTAATGATTGATACAACGCCTCATCATCGTCCAAATTATCTACAGTTCATTGTATGTATTTTGGCGATAGGTCCATTTGCATTTCCCTATTTGTTTTCCCTGCATATCACATAGAATCACGGACAGACTTGTCCCATATAGATTTTTCAACAGTTTTTCAGCTTGCACCTTTCACTTCTATTTTATCATATCCAGATTTCAAAGCGTCAAAAAATTTGCCTTTTATAGCTCCGCTTGTCTGCATATTTTCTGGATAGTGGTATCAAATAATTGAAGGGTCGGTTGCGTCGTATACATCGGTTGATATAAGTTTGTCGCCATGTGCATTGGACGACCTCACGGAAATTTTACCACCGTCTATACCAACGACAACACCGACGTGTCAGTTTTCTGGAAACTCTGCGGATTCCATAACAACAAAACTTCCAACTTCTGGAGTTTTTTCAGTAGCAAGGGCTTTTTTAGATTCCAAAGAATCTTTCCATATTCTCTCGCCACCTGTAGAGGCGGAAATATCGTTTGCGAAATTTCCACACCAATCGCCAAATTGTCAGTCAGACAACATCATAGTTGTTTCGGCAACAGAATACTCGCTTTCTCCATTTCCAGACAATATTTTATTTTGTTCAGATTGTTCCATTTTCTGTACAGATAAATCGTATTTATCTTGTGCTAATTGATTTTTAATAGTGTCCTGTTGTTGTTCGTACTGTTGTTGATATTCCCATTGTTTATTTTTAAGGTCCGTTTGCATTCATTGGGTAACAGAATCAAGCAATGTCATTTGTTGCTCTACTTCCATTTGTAATTGATTCTGTGCGAGTTCCAATTCCATAAGCAACGGTTTTCTCAAACGGTTTATTTCTTTCGCTTTCGTAGAAACATACGCACTCCTCAAATAATCGGGAGCCTCATCTCACAAAACACGTCCAGCCTCTTCGTACAAATCGTCTAGTTGTGTGTCGATTTTGTTCAATTCGTCTTGTTTAGTAAACACATCGTCCCTAAATCTCTGTACCTGTGGCGTATTCATCAATGATTGCGTCACATCGTAGTACATCTCGGCATAAGGTCCGAAACGAGACTTCAATTCATCAGAAATATAATCATTGACAGGAGATGTTGGAGATTCATCAACAACCTCGCCTTCTTCTCACTCGCCACCTTTAGCAAGGGAAAATTTGTTTGCTTCTTTCGCAGAAGAAAACGTCTTGTCAATGTTATCGTTGATTTGTGAAACAGACTTATGTTGCAATGAAATTCTTTGTGCTTCTTGGTACAATTGCGGATTAAATTTTTGCAAATCACGCATTGTTTGCATTCAAGGCTTCAATTTTCCCGTAGAAATATACGTACCTAGTTCGTCGGCAGTCAATCCAGAAATAGCATTAAGTCTTGAAAGCCTTTGGTTGTATTTCATAAATTCTGGACTGTCTGGCGTAAGTTCCACTTGCCCAGACGCATACACAGAAAAATCTGTAGGCATTTGGGCAACAATTTGTCCCGTAGTAGTATTTGGGTCTTGTGGCGTTGTTGGTGTACCTCCTGCACTAGTTGTCTGTGGTGGGACATTTTGTGGTGGTGTAGTTGTTGCATTTTGTGCAGGCGGTACATTTTGTCCCGCCACGGGAGTATTTACCGCTGGGGGTGGAATCTGCGAAGTACCTGCGTTTTGTACTGGAGGTGTAGAAATTCCTACCCCTGCAGTTGGAGGAGTAACATTTTGTACCGCCACGGGAACATTTGTTGCTGGCGGTACATTTTGTTGTGTTCAAAATCCTTTTTGTAAACTCGTTTTTACACTTGCCTGTTGCTCTGGGGTCATGGCATTATATTTTTGTTGTACGTTCGGGTCTCTAAACTTTTCTTGTACATTCTGTCTTGTTTTATCAGAAAATGTCCCTGCTTGGGGTGTAGAAACGTCGTATAGTTGTTTTTTTTGCATTTTACCAATTAGGTCTTAAAAAACGTACCGTAAAATTTGACTTTGTAATACTACCTTGTGCAGGTCAAGCAAGTGTTGGCGTGATTATGAATTTGGGAGAAATAACTTCGTCCTTGGAGATATACACATTTTCTTTTTTATTTCAAGAAAACGTGGAAAAAGTTGTACTTAAATCACTAAAAGTATGTGTGATTGTAACTTCTGGCTTGACATATCACGTCACAGGGTCGCCAGTAGGTGTTACCTCTCAATCTTGCAATGTTCAATCGTCGAGCGTTCACTTCATAATTGTAGGGACAGTTTGCCCAGCTATTTTGTAATACAAAATTGTCCCTTGTACATCGCTTTCCAAAAACATTTCAATACTCTGCACGTTAGCAATCAATTGCATTTCAAAATCCAATCCAATTTCATACAATCATTCCTGTTTCACTGTTAAATCTCAAAATCAATCATACGTAACAGGAGACAAATCCACCTCGTTTTCAGTCAGTGGGGGAACAGGAGAAGGCAAATTATATGATTGGTGTATATCAATAATATCTCATGGTGTAAACGGCACTACAGGTCACAAAGAGGCATTAAATACAAAGTAATTCAATAACTCTAGTCAAATTTCTTTGTCGTCAACTCACACAAAAACATGTGGTTGCCAATACCTTTTATTTATGTATGTTTTTTGTCAAAATCTTTCTGTGTCTATGAGGTCAAGCCGTCTACGAGGAGGAAACATTTTTTGTTTCCCTCGTTGTGGGTCATTGTCAGAAAGTTCAGGTCAATATGGGATTTTAATCTTTGACTTCTCCATACTCTATTTCTACATCATAAAACGTGGGTGTCACGGCATTATATGTGCCACGGCTTATCTCAACTTTCCACTCAAAAACATTACAGTCTGGGACATTCGCACGCATAATCTCTTGTGGCTCTATTCTATGGACCATTTTTGTAGTGTCCGTGATTGTTGCAAGCAAAATCCGTCAATTTGTCACATTATATCAAACACGGTCAGAACGAACGTAAAACCTTATCTCGCCCGCCGTTTGTAACGCAGGCAAGCCTGTTATGTCAAATTTGTATGAAATCCAAATACGCTCGATATGTTTGTTTACTCTTATATTTCCTTGATATATTTTAGAAATCAAAACTCACGTTTCACTTGTAAAATCATTGTATCTATTCATCAAAGGGTATCTTACCTCCCTATAACCACCTGCGGCATTATAGGAACAATACAATCGAGGTCAAAAACAAGTTGCACTATAAAAAGATTTCCCAGGCCATTGTTTTATCAATGCGTCGGGTGTATAATCATTGTAACGTCCATGCGTCCAAACTCAATCAGCAAAAGGACAGAAAAGCATATCTCAATATGCGGACAAAGGTTGATACGCAACCTTTACATTGAAGTCGTCCATGTACGCAGTATTTCATCAATCCTGCCTACTTCTCCTTATCAAACGCTTGTTATATCCAGAAACTTCGTACAAATATGTTGTCTTATCGTCTGTTTTATCCAAAAAAAGCACAAAAACACGATTTCCGAGTTGTCAAATTTGCAAAATAGACAAATTTTCAAAAACTACAGTGTCGGAAACCCCTGTGTCCTCTGCGTCCCAAAATCAACCAATGTAATATACCCTAGAATCAAGCCCGTTGTAATCAGTGTAAACCTCGATGTTAGATGAACGTCAAACAAGACCACGAATTGTGGCCTTATCGAAAGTACGTATCATCTTCCACCCTCCAATCGGTACGGGTCAATCCACTGTACTAGGCAATCAACGTCGTAATTTGTTTCCAAATCATACGAGCAATGCACTATTCCAGAAGTTTATTACTGGCGTTCCTCCTGTTGTCACTCACGGAGTAGGACCTCGTCACGCAAGTGGTGTTACGTCCGTAACAACTCACGTCATATCAAACCTCACAATGTTTGCCATTCCAAAGACATATACTTCTCAACGAAACTTTGTTGCACCTAAAGGAGCAAATCATATATTGCAAAGATTTGTTTCGGTAAAAGCGGTATTATCTCCTGTCGTCACTCTACCACTAGAGTATATCCTCACTAGGTGGGTCTTGTCAAATTTCACATAACACATCAAAATATCCGTGGTACTCCTATTTTGTTCTGCTGGTAATAACTGTACTCCGTTTAGGTCAGTACGAAAATCTAAATTTTCGCTATATTGGAAAGTTCAATCAGCCCCCAAAAATGGGTCTGGAGAAATTCAATTGTAAAATATACTTTCCTTTAGAACTGCCATTTAATACATCAAACGAGATAAAGGAGGGAGTGTCTCTGCTTCTGGGGCATTGTACACATTCACTAAACGTCAAAGCATTTGTTTCATAGCAAGCTCATAATCTTGCTCCGCCAAAGCCTTTTCTTCATACTTCGCACGACCACGGAAAATATACGAACGTAGTTTGTGTAAAAACACAATATGTTCTTGTCGTGGAAATGGTATGTCCTCCTCCGTATCTGTTAATTGATAATTCGGTCTTGTAGCCCTAAAATCTATCTGCAATCCGTCTGTAACGTTTGCTTTGGGCATAGGGAAAATATATATTTTGTTTTTTCTTATCTCAAACAAAGGTTGTGATGTCAATTGGTTATTTTCTAGTATGTCAGTGTGCTTTTGATTCTGTGTTGGGGCAATGGGATTTGCTCTATAATAATCCATATTGTTGTCGTATTTTACCCGTATTTGTGTCACATTCTTGAACTCTGGAATCATAGGGTCATACGACCCGTCGCTATTTCCCATTGGCAAATCGTAAACATTTACGCCGGCAACTATATTTTGTACAACCTTTTCATAAAAGAAATTCTCCCTACAAACATATGCAATGCGTTTCTCTGCGTCATGGATTGCGTCGTTGAAATATCTCAATCAAACAGTCAAAGGAACTTGCGTTTGATTGGTGTAGCAATCTTCGTACGCCTCTTCGATATAATTTTGTACTGTTTTCATTGGTAGCTTATAGAAATAAATTTGCAAGCGGTGGAATCGAACCACCTAATCCATTCTCGCCAAAAAAGCCCCGAAGGGCTTTAATGCTACCAAGTAAACGATTGACTTGAAGCAGATTCGATTCTCAAAATTGCGTCCTGTTGCAAGATGATTGTTTCAAAAGCAATCTTTGCTCCAACCTTTGCTCTTTGTGCAAGAGGGTCAGAATCAGAAGCAACTCTAGGAACGTAATATGTTTGCATTTGTTGTAATGTTGGTACTCCAAATCCTCCTTCTCCAAGTACGTACGTTGGGTATACTGTAACAGTAGACGCAAACGTTTGGATAAATGATGATGTAACAACTCTACAATTAAAGATTTTACCGATTTCTCCGTTGAACAACTTGTCAACTCCTTTTTCTGTATACTTGTGGATTTCCAACCAAGCTACTGGACCTGTCTCGATTTGTAAATCGTACGCACAGTTTGGGTGCATGATTGCAAGGTATGAACCACCTCCAAAAGTTGGAGCAGCTTTAGTAGAAAGGAATGTATTTGCTCTAGCCAAATCTCTGCCTGCAAGAGTGTTTACTGCAGTAATAGAAGGTCTGTTTGGAACGTTTCCAGAGTAAATTACATTTACTCCATTCAAAGCAAGGTTATCCTGAATCACTGCGTCCACAACTCTCGCCATGTTAGCACCGATTACCTTTGACGCTTCTGTAATAAGATTCAAAGGAGATACATCGAGCAAGAAATCTGTCAATGTAACATACAATCCGTATTGTTTTGGTTTTACAGAGATTGTATCCATGAAAAATTCTTTTTCTACTGGAGTTACACCTTGTGACAAAAGAACGTCTGCAGGAGTATATAACATTTTTCTTGTCTTAGTCCAAGCCATTGTTTCATATCCATTTTGTCGAGTAGGTTTTTGACCTGCTTCGTAAAATCTCAATGTAGGCTCGAAATTCTTTAGGACTTGTCTCACAAGCCACGTTTGTAAATACTGACCAACGCCAGCAATGTTTCCTGATGTTTGCATGATAATTAAATAACAAAAGAACTAAAACTTTAGTTCCCCTGCTTTAACGGCTGAATTGATATGGGATTCTAGTTCTGCGTCTGTCATTTTAGAAGCGTCAGATTTTGTTGCCCCTGAAGATGATTTTCAAGCAAGTCCGTACGATTCCTTTTTCTGTCAAACAAGTCACGCAATGGCGTCTGGGTTGTTTTCCTTTAGCCAAATTAAATGGATATGTTCTAGTGAAAGATTGGGGTTGTTCTTGTGTGCCTGCTCAAAGTCTTCCCTATGTTGGGCAAGCTCTGGGTGCTGTTTCATAAAAGAATTAAATTCTTTTCCTCTCCCTTCTTCCGCAAGTTCTTGTTTCAATTGCAAATCTCTTTGCAATAGCTTTTGGTCCATTTTTGCGTCAATAAGAGCTTCCGCTCTTTGTTCGTCAGTAAGTGTTGCGTCTTTCTTCGCCTCCAAATCTTTGATTTTTTGGGTCATCTCGGTAATCTGTCCTTCTAAACTCGAGATTTTTGTTCTATCCTCCTTTCTCTTTTCCAAAAGTTTCTGGATACTCTTTGGGGTTTTATCCTCCTTCGCACCCTTATCATCTGTAGAATCTTTCTTGTCGTCGTCTTTGTCGTCTCCGTCATCTTGATTCTCTCCGTCTTTCTTGTCCTCCTTATCGTCGGACTTCTTGCTTCCGTCATCATCTCCAGATGTTCCTGCGTCGTCCTTCTTATCGTCGGACTTCTTGCTTCCGTCATCATCTCCAGATGTTCCTGCGTCGTCCTTCTTATCGTCGGACTTCGCTCAACTTTTGTCATCATCGTTTGCAGAAGAACTGGACCGATTATTGGCAATGTGGTTTTCCAATTCCTCATCGGTCATTTGTGCTGGTGGTTTAAGATTCATGGTTTTGCGGTTTAGCATATAAAAGGTGTCTTGCTAGGACGTACGATTTTTTGGGGTGGTGTCGTAAACCACAATCTATGTAAGATAGATTATTGCATAAGATTTTGGAGTGTTCTCTCCGAATCTCTTGTAAGTTTATCATTTAGCTCGTCAAAATCAATAGATGTTTGCAGTCATTCAAGGTAAGTATACATAGATTCAAACAATTGACGCTTCAATATAAGTCACTCACGGACCGTCAGTATTCTCTTGTTTAGCAACGGGTCGATTGAGAATATCTTTGTGTCTAGTTGCCTCATCTCTTCTTCAAGAAACACAAGTAAATTTGCTTTCGTCAGTTCCTTCATATTACTTGATAGAAGATAAAAGACGCTGTTGCTTCTCGATTGATTCCTTGATTTGTGCCTTCAAATCTTCGTTGACTGCACTCTCGTATTCTTTCTCTAGCCTAGTGATTTGCCCTCTCAACATATTTGCATAGTTATCGTTTACCTTCTTTTCGTCAAGAACAAGCATTTTTTGTTCATCTAATACACTTTGTGGACGGAAATCATCAATCCCTACACCGTCGCCATTGTACTGGCGATTGTGACGCTGGATTTCCATTTGCACGTCCTTGTAACGTATGATGTAATTGTAATGCTCGTCAGTCAATCAATACTTTTGCTTCAAATCCACTTTACCGTGGAACTCTCGTATCTTCATTCCATACGCTTCGAGCAACATATCAGCCAAAACCACACGAAATGCGTGTGATTTGGCGGGAGATACTAAAGGCTCTCCTGTTTTGGGGTTTATTTCATACAACGAAACGTTATCAAACGATAATTTCATTATCTTATGTCAACTTTCCAATACTGTTTGATGTACTGCGTCCGAAAACTCTATGCTTTCAAGGTCTCTTTTCATGTCGGCTTCTAATGTCGATGATTCTACTCTTACCATGTGCGGTTGGTTAGTGATAAATTATTTTGCCACGTATTCTTCAACAAATTTTCTCAAAACTTCGTAATCTTTCTTGTTTGTGACAAACTTTTTATGGTCGTCAAACATTCCTACTTTACCTTTCAAAGCCTCCAAGTCTTTGAAATCTGGAACAACTACGCCGTATTTTAGCATAATGTCACGGATTTCGGTAGAAATTTCTACCGAAGGGATAAAATCAAACTTTGCTTTTATCTCCTTTAATGATTTCTTCATAACAAGTACCATTTCGTTATCAGTAAGCCCCATTTCTTCTAATTCCTCAATGTTCGATTCAACACACTGGTCTAGTCTCAATCCGAAAAACGACATAACGTCCTCGGCGGTCTCGAGCTTCCTTTTCTTCATTGCAGTCTCTACTGGTGTTTCATTTTTCGCTTTTTTCTTTTCTGGTTGTGCAGTCTCTACTGGTGTTTCATTTTTCGCTTTTTTCTTTTCTGGTTGTGCAGTCTCTACTGGTGTTTCATTTTCTGGAACTGGTTGTGCAGTCTCTACTGGTGTTTCATTTTCTGGAACTGGTTGTGCAGTCTCTACTGGTGTTTCATTTTCTGGAACTGGTTGTAATTGTTCTTTATCAGCCATAGTATCGTAGTATAATAAATAAAAAAACTATATTCTTTGCAATAAATCTTTGTAAAAAGACAACATTTCTCTAAAGTGTTCAATGTACTTTGGAGACGTAAAAAACTCCTCCAACTTTTCATTGTAGGCATAATACTTTGACGTATAATTTCCTTTTATCTCCTCGGCTTTAGCCATGAGAGTAGTTACGTCTTTTTCGTTTGGCAATTCCTCCTTCGCTCTTTTCTTTCGCTCCTCTGGAGTATACATAGGTCCTGCAACAGAAAACTTTCTGTATCAGTTCTTTTCTGCCCGTGTATCCATAGAATCCAAATAGTGAGGCAATCAAACATAGTTCTTGTACATCTGTAATCGTTGCAAGCAAATCTCCTCGTAAAATTTAACAAGAGCATTCTTGTCGACCAACGCAGGGTCAATCTGTTTTAACGTTTCAAGCATAAAGGCATCTGCGGTTTTCACTTCTTCCATGTGGTATATGTCATAAAAATATAAAACTATACATCAAAGTTGGACGGAGACGCAACTTGTCATTGCATTTGCTTCGCAACTCCTTGATTCGCAACACTATTCATTATCCCATTGTTTGTCTGCTGGGACATAGCCTGTTGCTGTTGTTGTTGCCCCGAAAGAATATACGCCTCTTTCCTTGCTTCAATCGACACACGCTTTGCGTCGGTGTCTAAAGCACCTGTGTAAATCACAATGAAAGTGTAGTGGTCCTCGTTGAGTTCCCCAACTTTCACAGGTATATTTTTGTTCAAAAGCAACACATGTTGTTTCGCTTCCATTTCTTCGGGAGTATACGGGACGGTAATCTCAATTTCTTGCGAAGTAAATCCCATATACCTAAATCCTTTTCTTTGAAGAAATCTTTTTGAAACTGGTTTAATACTTGGGTCATTTAGCCACATTGGTAAATAATTAAGAAACACTTGCCCTTCCTCTTTCCTCTTGCTCTCTATCTGTGATACATTCTCGATTGTTATATCGGGGTCGACCCCAGAAATCAAGTCTTTTCTACGAAACATTTGTCAAGTCGTAGAAATACCACGAGACATGCGTATAATTTTTGGGGTCTTTTCTGGCATGTAATACTTGTAAAAATAGTATCGTCACAACCAAAAGTCACGCTCTCATCGGGAGTTTATTGTGTTTCACAACACAAGGTTTACATTCGCATTTAATTGCTTTGTTTTTATTTCCGTCGCTGTCGTTTGGTCTCCACTCGACATTCATCTTGTGATGTTGTCAATTCCACTGTCGCTCTGTGCCTCTCTTTCCATTAGGTCACGCAAGTTGTATACATCTGGCGAAATAGTGTCGGTTTTCATTTCATACACCGCACTAGAAAGGGGCTTGTCTTGCATATCGGAAACAGGCAAATATCTACGCCCAATTCAAGGCTTCGATAGTATCGACTTGTTGAGTTTCAAAATCTCTGCGTCGATAAGTGTATCGCCTCCGAGAGCTTCCCTCACGGCTTTGATACGCATGAGGTTCATAATCAACGTTTTATTTTTCTGTTTGTCTTCAAGAATATCTGGCAACGATGTACCCCGTGGGTCCTCGCTTGGTTCGTAGTAGTTCAAAGCAATAGGAAATTTTAATTTCTTCATCGCCGACTTCTCTTGCGAAATTGGCTTTATTTCCTTTCTTTGCAACAACAAACAATTTCAAAATGTAAGTATCTGGTGTGGCTTTCAGTCACACATTGTGTAGTGATAATACACTGTTGTTTCTCACGTTTTCTTGTACTCCTCACGCATTGATAAAAGCGTGGTTGTGATGTTTAATTCCTTTGAGAATCACAACTCGTACAAGTTCAACGCCATTTCAGAAGAAAGCACAGCCTCTACTTGCTCAAAATTTTCTACGCCCATTTCTCTCAATTCATCTAGCGACGTGATTCTTTCAAATCCAAAATAACGGAAATTGGAAATCTCCGTATGTCACAATGGGTCTGGGTATATATTCAATGGGTGTATAATCTCAAAATCTGGATATTGCATATCATAATCCCGTCAAGTCCAAACACGCACACCTACTCCGTAGGTCAAACGATGTCTTTGCACTCGGTAATCTTTACTAGCCATTTTCATCTCATCATAATCGAACTTCGCAACTGCATTCAAATTGTCAGCTTCAAGGAAAGAGTACAAATCCCTTGACTGCCAATTTTGTTTTAATCAATCTTCAAAATACATTGCAGTAAGCGTGTTTACGTATGAACGAATAAGATAGCATACCACCTTGTCGTCCTCTTTATTTGAGTTTACAAGCAGTTTTAGACGGTCACGCAAACGAATACGTTTTTGTGCCGTTGCATTCCTAGACTGCATGTATTCTTGGTTTACTTTTGTCAAAAGTTGCGTATCGTCCATGCAAGGAGGCAGAAAATAAAATACTAAACGCATAATACACAAAAAACACGAAAATTGCAACACTAAATTTGCGAACTGTAATCAGTCGCAACGGGTTTCATAAACGAATCATCAAATACAGGCTCGCAAGCACAAAAATACTCGTACGCAGTACGATAATGCGAATTTTCGTCATGCACTGGTTTTGTTTTCTCTGCCGTTGGTTGTGCTTTCTCGGAAACAGACGGATACCTCGATTGTATCATACTCTCAAAGAAATCTACACACGAACGGTCAATGTACAAACGATTGAAAGAAAGCCCTGCTTTCTGGATTCTGTCCTCAACCGTTTGTTTTCTTGTCGGTAAAATTAAATGCACGCCGAGCTTTGAAAGCTCCGTCTTGATTGTACTTTTCTTGTTTACTGTACTTCCGTTATCACTGTTGTATGGGTCGCCAAAATGCCCTGCATATTGGACCCTCCTTGTAAAATCCATGATTGTAAAATCATCTGCTTCGTCATCAGTCTCGCAGTACGAATATCACTGCGTCGGTCTCCCCGTAACTAGTCCTGCAAACTTCCTTATCTCCCAATTTACACGCTTGAAAGCACGAATCAAATACAATGCGTTTGTCTCAAAATCTTTTTGGATAATAAGGCAAGCGTTTGCGTCAAGTCCAAAATCCATACCAGTGTAGGTCTTTCTTTTGGAGGAATATCAGTAATCGCCAATTTGTACCATTCTACGAAATAAGGGATAAACGGCTCAAACAACAGAATCTTGATACGAAATATCAACCTCCTGTGCAAGGTCAATCGGTGTTCTTTCCAACTTCTCTTTGAAGTATCGTATGTCTGTCTTTAATGGGTGTAATGGTCGGTGTAACCTTGTCCTTTTGAACACAAGATGTTTGTAGTCTGGGTGTCATGTCATAACACGCCCGTATGTGTTTGTTGTCCCTTCTGGAGTTCCTCCGAAAATACGGCAACGTGTCAAATCCTTCGTCTTTCTCATTGCCGTGGACGCAAATTGTCGCAACGCAAACTCATCTAGAAATACAACCTTTCTACGTCCTCACGTTCCGAAGTTCGCCCCTGCGTCTCACGCAATCTGACATCACAAAATTTTGCTCGATATGGACATATACTTCATTTCTAAATCCTCGGGCAACATTCGCCACGGTAGGTTTGAAACAATGTATCTCATTCTTTCAAACGAGGAATCCATATTGCCTTGTTCGTCAACATAATCCTCTTTGTAACTACCAACAAGACTTGCTCGTCCACGATACAAGAATCAGTACACAAACGTCACAAGTACCAACCGAGAAAACCCCATATCTCTGGATTTTTCAATCCAGTGGTCGATTCAACTTTCGATACTATCAACTAAATCCAAAATGAAATCATTTTGGAACGGATACGTTAAAAACGGCACCCTCGGAGATTCTAGTCTAGGGTCGTATGTGTACGCAAAGGTGTTGATTCGGAAGAGTATGTCATCTCAACATCTCGACCTTACCTTGTGGCGAAACTCTGCGTCGGTCTCGGCACGCAACAGTAGGTTAAACCTACGCTTTTTGTTCTGTGCAACCTGTGCTTTGATAAATTCCACACGAGACTGTATGCTTCTTTCATACAAAAAACGCAGGCGTTGTGCCTTTTGTGCAGGATTCAATCAAGACAAGTCTTTCTCGCTCTCGCTCGCCTCGATTGTCGGTACGTCGAATATGGCTCAAAGCCCGTAATCAATTATTTTTTGCGGATTATCATTAAAAGTGCTTGGTCTTGCTCTTCTGGTGTCATCTCTTCGTACTCCTTATCGAGTTTATACGCAATCTGTAATGGCTCGTCCTTGCTTCATTTCACAGTTATAGAAGAATCGTCGGTGTAGTCTCATGGGTACAAGTTCGTCAACAAAAACTTTCAAAATCAATCTTTCCCAATACCCGAAAAAGAGTTTTGCCAAAGGCAAACTTCTTGTATTTCTTTGCAACGAATATAAATCTCACGAAACTCTGGTCGTGCTGGAACGAGTGTTACTTCGTTTGTTTTCCTATCAACTTTCGTTCTCGTTTGGTTGTACCAATCCTTGAACTGGGACGAAGGGATTTTATTCATAATTGCAAATTGTTTCAGTGTCGGAAGATTAGGTAAGAACTTGAAACTTGTAGAAACAACTTCTTTTTCTTCGTCGTCTTTACTCGCTCCCCTTTCTTGGCGGATAGATTCAGAAATAACGTCTTTCTTGTACACGTTGTCAAGTCAGCCTTGGAAGTATTTCAACATATCTTTTAGAAACTTTCACGTGGGTTTTATCGCAGTCTTCATGGTTGTTTGAAAAGATAAAATTACAACGAATATAAATTTTCTTGCGAAAATTGCAACGCCTAATAAGTAAGCAAAATCTCACAACGTGGGTTTTCTTTGTCTTTCCCTCAATGCTTCAATGTAAGTTTAGGTACCACCGAAACGTTATCGTCCGCCAACACGCCAATCTCCACTAGAAAATCCATGATTGTTTCCGCTTTGTTGCTCAAATCGTAAAGCCTCACAGTCGAAGGAAAAAAATCCAGAAAAACATGGCAATTTGTAAACGGTAGCTTCGCTTTCAGTTCCTGTGGTAACTTTAGCTTTCGCACCTTTCGCAACTTGTGCTGGTCGCTGTTTCGCTTGCGGTGTGCTTTACTAGAAATCAAAAACTTCCCTGTTCGTACCTTGCTGTTTTTCTTGCTCGGTACATCTCAATGTAATGTGATTTGCATGTTATGACATAGGAAATAAAGCATTGTCAACTTTCATTGGCAAAAACATCTTGTTTTTCTTCAACATTTCCAACAACTCTGGACTTGTCAACTTAATTCGCCTTACTCGCTTCCCGTTGTCCTCGTACAGTCCAATCATCGTGATTTTTATGTCCTGTCCTCCAAATCCTCATGGGACATATTCGGCTTTCTTTACTTGAATATACATGCTCGTATTGTAAGATATAAAATTACTTCTTGTACTCCTCGGCATAATTTCATTCTTGGAAAAAGAAATCAACAGTCCCTGTCACTCCTCCCGTCGTGTCTTTGTACTGTTTCAAAATAACTTCCGCCCTGCTTTGCGGGTCGTCGTTGTCTGGGTCTAAATCTCTGTAAATCTCCGCAACTATCGTTGCGTCGTCTATCAGCTTTTGCGTACCACGTATCTTTCCCAATCCTCATGGCTTGTAAACCTCTTGCCCTTTGGGCTTCGACATGTGGTGTAATCAAAACACACACACTTGCAAATTGTTTACAACCATACGTAGTACCTTCGATACTTCCGCCAAACGTTGTATCTCGTCACTAGTTCAAGCAATGTTGCCGATGTTATCGACAAAGAACAAATTACATCATTGCTTGGCTTTCTCTTGTATAGTTTTCACAATGTCCTCTATCTTTGGCGATGATTCGTACGACAAAAATTCCAAATCATCGAAAGAGTTCAAGAAGTCGTAATAATCGTTCATCTGCATTTTTTGACTCTCTGTATAATTTCCAATCTGGAAATTATACTTCGTTATGCCAGCATAACTCCTTGCTAATCTACGCTTCATTGTCTCTCATGGCAACTCTAGGGCAAAGTAGCAAGCCTTTGTTTTCTTTGAGTTCTCTCTTGCAACAAAGTACATAAATTCAGTCTTCCCAACACTTGGGAATCATGCCAATAACACAAAATCTCACGTCGCAGGCATTCACAATGCCTTGTCAATGCTTTGTAATCATCGGGAAAACGTCAACGCTACGCTCTTTGTCTCTACTCTGGGGACTATAATGTGTTTAGATTCTAGCATTTCTGGGTGTTTGTGTTTGATTCGTTCGTGCAGTTCCTTTCAGTCACAACGCCCGTATCGAAATACTCGATTGGTTCGATTCGGTCCTCATCAATTCTTACTCCCAATCTTTCAGCTTGTGTCAATCCAACATCACGTCAACTTGCCGTTGCAAAGTATCTGCTCCGTACCGCTCGAGTTCCTCTTGAAATCGAAACTCTCTCATCAAACAAGCGTTGTTCAAGATATTTCACGCAACATTGCTTTGCAATCCATTGCCTTCACTCTCTCCCGAAAGTTATCAGTTCCGCAATGCGAGCGAAACACGTTGTGTTTCTCTTGAGCCTTTTGCTTTAGTTCTGTAAACGAAGTCGTATCTGGAAACGCCTCGAGCATTTCCTTCTCCGTGCGTTTCTTGTCAGAAACGTAAATCGTTTTTATCATAAATGGGTCGCTCGGGTCTTTCTTGTGGTAGTATCAAGGTAAACGCAACACTCTTGCAACGTCGACAACCTGCGGGTCGCCATCAAAGAAATTACGCAAGCCATTACAAATACGCTTTCGATTCGTGATTGTTCAATCACTCGCAAACCAATACAGGTGGTACGACGCTTTGCTTTCGATAATCATCGAAGGCTTGATTGGCGAAATCTTTATCAAACGCTGTTGTGCTTCCTTTTCTAGTCAGTCGATTTCACAAATCCATGCGTTAATCCCTGTAATACTCGCAATGTCACGCTTTCAGCGTTGCATAGAGTTTACAGAAAAGAAAATCCCTGCTCCTTTGTTGTTCAATGTTTTGCAACGGTCAATCGATAAATCGCTTGTATCCATGATTTTGTTTAGGGTTTTGTCCTCCTTTTGGTTCTTGTTATCTGGGAACGTTTGCAAAGAACAGGAGGCAAAATTTGGGTAATGCTTGTGCATTTCATACATAACCTGCGGTGGTTAGTGATAAAACTATGCTAATGCTTGTTTAAGCCTTCGCTTCTTAACTTCAAGATATTTTTCTTTTCAGTACAATTCAATAAATCCCTTCTGGTTCTCCTTTGCGTAATAACTATCCAATTCATCAATCCGTTGCTGTTGCGTTTTGGTCTCCTCCTCGAAAGTAGTCTCTCGACTACGCTTGTTAAGCCACGTCGACGGGTGAGGAAGAAACGTAAAGTTTGTTTTGTTCTTTCTCCAATAACGTTGCCAACGTTCTAATCAAGCCATTATCGTATCAAAACTTGCAACTTTCAAAGCCTTCGCAAAACTTGCTCTAGCCATTGAGGGGTTTATTTTCTTTCCATAACTATTGTAGAAAATGTCAAATAGCGGAACGGGTTGATTTTTTTCATCTGGACTAGTTCACTGCGGGGAAGAAAAAAATCAATCGACAATATTATTATTCTCTATATCTATATTCTTTATATCTATAGTAGTGGTTTTTTTGAAGTTTTCTTTTGTACGACTGTCGGTTGTTTTTTGTACGTCTGTTGGTTGACTGTTGGTTGTTGCCTTTTCAACTTTGGCTTGCCCTTCTTCTAAACTACCCATTTCTGTTGGTTGTTTTTTGTCCGACTGTTGGTTGTTTTCTATACGACTGTTGGTTGTTTTTTGTACGTTTGTTGGTTGTTTTTTCGAGGTGCTGTGTACTTCTGGAGTATTGTCAATGAGTTCCAACCTCTGTTTTTGCAACGTGTCAAGTTCCGATTTCATACCATTTGGGGACATATTTACAATACTATCATATCATAAAATTGTATAAACGGACCCTTTGGGAGTACCGAAAAAATCAATTAGTTTATATACATTTTTAAGTTTGTCCATAGTCAGACGTAATTGTTGACGGGAACAACGCAACTCCTCGCAAAGTTTGATATAACCGAACACCCATTGTCATCTTTCGACAAGAAACAAACGTCATCAGCTTTCAGCTTCTGCTGGAGAATCTAGGTATCTTGCACGAAGTAACAAAACAATATAGCAATGTTTGGCAAGATAATTGTTTCAAAAGATAGAATCAAGGTCGGTTGGAATTGGTACTTTCCACATACTAGTACAGAGGAACATATAAAAAAACCCTCGTAGACGTACCAAGCCCGAGGGTTTCATATCTTGTGTGTACTCCTTCAATGGAAGGTTTCATATCTAGGTGTCCGAGAGGTTTTGCACCTGCACAACGGCTTTCAACTAGTACACGCAAGGATTTGGTACGTCCTTTTGATTGACACTAGTATATACAAAAATACTCTAAAATCAAGAGAATTTTATTGATAAGGGTTTACGTATCCCATTTGTTGGTCGGAAGTGGTGTCAGAAAGTTCTGTATCGAGGAACGGGACACACACTAGTCCAGAGAGGCAAAAGAAGCGGTATCCTTGTTTATAGAAATCGGAATTTTCTTTTAATGGTTCAGCGAGAACAACGGACCCTTTCTTATAGAGAGGGCGTGCAAATTTATACTGCAAATCATTGGTAGTAACATATTTTCTAGTCATAAGGATTGGAATATGATATAAAAGAAAAGGGAGCATTACTGCCCCCAATCTCGACAAAACCAACCACCGCAAGACTATTGTATTGTTTATTGATAAAAAAGCAAGGAAATCTTTGTTTTATATGAGAGAGTACAGCGGAATTACATTGACTTTGATTTTCTTTCGGGCGGTTGGTTCTACGTTAATTATAATTGGGGGAATTAAGGAACGCTACGCTGGAACTCTATATCTTCAGAAACTAAAGAGAATCCCGCAAAAATTCAGAAGGAGAATTTTTGTTTCCCTTCGGCGGGTTCTCTTGATTTTCTTCGACCCCCAATTCTATTAACTGCGAGCCACCGACAAAAAGAATGCCCGGAAAATCAAAGAAAAGTGAGCCACCGAACTGCAAAGAATGTTTTATATTATATATACTTTTAATAAACTGTCATCTTTTAGTTATCAAATATATATACTTTCTCTTGCAATTAGAATATAAAAGAATATACTATATTATACCAAGAGGGAAGGAAAAACACTATGTGGAGGACGCCACAATCAAAAAAAATCCTTTTCTTTCCTCGCTCTTCTTTACTCGTAACACTCTACACAATGACAACAAAACAACAACTATTGCGAAACAGATTGCAAACAAAACAACACCAGTTGCAAGAAGAAAAAAAAGAATTGGCATACAATATAGAGAGAAGAAATACATATACAAATATTTTCTACAATGAAAGAAACGAGGAAAACCAATACAATCTATATTATGCGAATCAATACGTCAAATATATGTACGGAGTTGTCACAGACCTAGAAAAGGAGATACAAGAAACAGTTACAAGATACAATGCAGAAAGAAACATCATCACAGATTTGATAGCAAAAAGTTAGCAGAAAGTATATAAATCCCTTGCAATTAGAAACAAAATCAATATACTACTACTACATCAAAAGACACACTACTTTGTTTTAATCCCTTATACTATATATACCATGGAAAACACAACACAAGCAACTACAAAGACTTTGACTAAAGAACAATTGACAGCAATGTACAAAGCACCAGCTACACAAGAAGAACTTGAAGTTTGTGCAGGTATGCCAACAATCAGCGAGAAGGGTTTTTATTCTTTGACGAATACAATCTTTTTAATGAGACAAGGGGCAGACGTTGACGTTTTCGGAGGATTCCACCAATGGTTGAACGCTGGACGTGCAGTAAAGAAAGGAGAAAAAGCAAAATGGATATTTACGCCTAGAGTAGAGAAAGACAAAGACACAAAAGAAGAAATCGTAAAAGGGTTTAGATTGGTTGCAGTATTTGCAAAATCACAGACAGAAGAAATCAACAGCACAGAAGTAGAAGCGTAATATATGGGGGAGCAATCCCCCTTTTATCTCTTTTTTTTGGGGCAATGGTCGGAAATGTATTTTTAACAGAAGATGGCAAAATATTTATGGAACGATACCACACTTTCGACGATTTGGAAGATGTAGAAATGATAAAGAACGAATACAAAAAATTTGAAAACGTGCAAAGAATGTACGAAGCATTGTATCCCAACGAGACAATGCCAGAAGAGATTGCAAGATACGGACGACAAGTAAACGTGACGTTTTAATGTATAACATCAAACACTATGCAAGTACAAAAACCACGACAAGACACGGGAGCATATAAGAGGCGAAACATAGGAAACGAAAACCAATACTATAAAATACGCTACATCAATTTTTTTTCATCTGAAGGCGGACAAGTTTTAATGCGTGACGTTGGAGGCATGCAGATGACAGGATTGCAACGTTTATTGATTCCCCGTTTGAAAGGTCTCAAAAAAACAAACTTCGGCGTAACATCTGGCGAGAGTGAGGCGGAAGTAGTCAAAGAAGGGCTACCATTCCGAACAGGTAAAACCTACGGCAAGAACAGCTACAACGACGCAGACGCAACATTGTATATACCGTTTGAAAGCCGAACAAGAGAAATAAAATACGGAAAATATAAAGCATACAAGGCAGAAAACGCAGGACTTGAAAAGCAGAAATATATATTGCATACAATCACAGTATGTGGAGGATATAAAGTAGTAATAAGAGAAAACAAGGAAAGTGTCTTGACTAGTAAGGGAAGGCGTTGCCAAATGGACTATTTGAGATTTCGCCAGCAACTACGATTGACGAGTTTTGACAGATACGCACTACGACAAACAAAAAAAACGCTTTATTTATTAAAAACAAAATAAAAATGTTTGTATACAAAATAAAAGTATTGGAGAGAGGAAAACGGGTAATTGTCGACACGTTCGCAGACGACAAGCGAACAGCGAGAAACACAGCCAAAGGAATAATAAAAGCCCTTTGATTGCAAGAGTTCCCCCGAGTATTTGAGCGTACTATTTAGTACGTGTGGAGGAAAGCCCGCAAGGCGATAGTCAGCATATATGTTGTTGGGCTTGTTAAGCAAGACAAAGCTATATGCTAGAAGGTGCAAGTCCTTCGTCCTCCCGATTTATTTAATAATACACAAAAGCACATGCAAAACATCAATTATATATTAGGACGATTTGCGGACCATTACCGAGGGATAGTATTTTCCCTTGGTTTTACTTCGTTATATCAGCATATTTGGATTTTGGTCAAGGAATACGTCGACCAGGAATTTGGAAAATAAACCGATTGAGGGGGTAAAGGACCCCCTCAAACTCCCCCTGTGAATTGGTTGCATAGCTTAGGAATTTATTATGTATATGGGAATGTATAAAGAAACAGATTATGTAGATGTAGGATTAAAAGTTCTTTTGTGAAGTTTTCTTACTTGTATTATGGCGGTTGTTTTTCCTCCATTAGTTATTATTTGACTTATAGGAATAGTAGTAGGTTGAGTTATTCTTCTTTTTAATTCATAGACTGTTTTATTTTTTATACTTATATATCATGATAAAAGCACAAGTAAACGTAACAGTTAAAAAGACAGTTACAAGTAAGTTTGAAATTGGGGACATTGTGAGCAATAGACCCTACAGGACAAAATGCTCTTATTCGAACTATTTTATATTCAAAGTAGGGGCAATAAGAGTTAGCGACAAAGGATTTGAATACTTTGAAAAAATAGCAGAAGACGAGGGACGAAGTGAAGAAGATTTGGAACTTGTACAAAAAGCATAAAAATCTCTTGCAATTAGATACAAAAACAATATAGTCCTTGTACTTTAATTCATACACAAGCAGAACAATGACGATATTACAAGAGATTATCCAGAAGTACGGAGGGACAAGGACAGCAAAAATGCTATGAGTGACACAGTCGGCTATAGTAAAACGGAATAGAGAAGGTGGCGTAAAGTGGTTAAAGGAAACCACGCAAAAGAAATTAGAAGCATTCTTGGAATCAGAAGCGAAAACGACACAAAGGCGATTGGACGAAATCAGACACAGGAAAAATATATTTTAGATTCTTATCTTACGATATGAAACAAACACAGCAAGAGTACATCACGGAGTACATGGAAAAGAGAAGAGGAAAGCGGATAAGTATTGTCACATTTACGAAACTTGGCGTGTATAGGTATGGGGCAGTGTTCCATAGAATGAGGAAACTTGGATATGTAATAGAAATGAGAGAAAAGAGCGTCAAACACCCTACATTCTACAGACAAAGGCATATTGAGTATAGATTGGTTTAATTCTTTATGTATCGTATTATGGGAGAACGAATAGTAAAAAAGAAAATTATTAAAGGAACGTATGGTGGAAGTATGGAATACAAAAGATACGAGGGAATAACAAAACAAGAGTTCTATGACTTGAACGAAGAGGAGGTGGAGAAATACTTGTGAAATAAATATACAGAAGCGAACCGACAGAGAGCATTTAGTGTGATGTACACAGATATTATTGGAGGAGATTAAAAATGTTTTATTTTGGTAAATATATATACAATGGGATTCAACAAGCAGACGAGTAACAAGAAAGTTTTATTTTTCAATCTCAAAAACGAGGGGAAACTCGGAGATATGAAAGAAAAAAGACTAGCAGGAAATCCGTATTTCCAGATTTGGGAAATGCAAGACGACAAACGAGCGTATACACAGGAAAGCAGAGACGTTGCGTGACTAGTTAGGGAAGTAAAGATTGTTGAGAAAGAAAAAGAAGACGGCGAAAAGTACGAAGTATGCGAAATTGTACTAGATGATGACGAAGGTACAGACGAAAGATACATCGTACAAGTGCCATTTACTATGATTGGAAGAAGTATTGTAAACACGATTGTTTGATATACAGGGACAATCAATAAAATGATGATAAGTGTATACACAAACAAGAAAGGACAGAAGTCAGTATTTATGCAAATCAACGACGAGAAATGCGGACGAAAGTATGGCAAAGATGAAATGGCAAAACTTATCGAAAAGAAAAAATGAGTAAACACGAAAGGCGAAGATATTGATGTACGAGTGACAAAAAAATTTATTGATGTATTAAAAGCGGACCTTGAAAACATAACACTGGAAAATCCACGCAATAGACAAGAAGAAGAAAAAGAAGCGGAAGAGGCGAAACAAGAAGAACCAGTAAAAACAACAAAAGGTAAAAAAGCAAAAACAATGGAAGATGAGGCAGATGATTTGCTATT